CAAGTCATCAAAACAAGGAGAAACGATGACTTACTACTCAACTAAAACATACGGACACAACATAGGACTATCTGCGGTGTTCAGACAACCCAACGCAGATCACTCACACTGCCACCTACTGCACGGATACAGCCTGGCATTCAAATTCACATTTGGTTGCAAGGACCTGGACAACAAGAACTGGGCAGTGGACTTCGGAGGACTCAAACCATTGAAGAAATGGCTGGAGAATCACTTCGATCACAAACTGGTCTTGGACGAGAATGATCCACATCTAAACAAGTTCAAGGAACTTGAGGAGTTGGACCTCGCCGATATAAGAATTTTCGATGGCGTAGGTGCTGAAAAGTTTGCGAAACATGCCTTTGATGCCGCTGATGATATAATCAGGGCGGCCACGAATAACAGGTGCTACGTTGTTGAATGTGAATGTATGGAACACGGAGCAAACAGTGCCATCTACAGAAAAGACTAATTTCATATATGATATGGTGAGAGTGGGCTTGACCAATAAGGCCTACTACTTCCAGATCTACGACACACCATTGGGACACAGGTGGTTGGAGGCACTCAAGGACAACCTCAAACAAAAGAGGATACTGGAGAAGAACTTCTGTTTCCTTGGTTTCGCAGATTCAAAAAGAAATCTTAGATACCTTGTGCAAGAATTGAACGTTTATATTGCACAAATTAACTCCTTTAAATTCTCTCCATCATATGAGAAAATACACCCCTTCAGTGTGGATGACTTCCAATTCAGTTCTAATTTACCTATAGGTAGTTGGGACAATGGTGACATTTCAAAGACTTTAGGCAAGAGACTAAAACATGAGGCATGCAATAAATTGCACAGATATTTTGAGGACCTGCAAGGCACTGCATGGCAACTATCTGAGTTTTACAAACAAGCCGACATCGAAACAAAGTATGCAATCAGACAATTGAACAATATCTGCCACGAGATAGAAGGATGGGTACATGCAGATCGTAAAAAGGCATTCGAGCCAGAATGGGTTCGACCATCACAGATAACAACTTTCTTGAATGCTCCGAGGTATCCCTTACACGATGAGGATTTTGAGTTGTTCAAACACAACAGATATGATAGAGAGCTAGGTGGAGTGTATCTACACTGGTCACAAGTGGGTAAAACACTTTACGAGGTTTTCAGAGATGAACACGCCCCAAAAATGACAGACGCTCTGTGCTCTGAAATCAATCATCAGAAATATTACTCTGGAGAATTTGATGTCGAGTGGGGACAGACTGTCACAGAGGATCATGATTTCAAAAAAGAAGAAATGGATGAATACAGACGATGGTTAGAAGCAAATGGTTATGATTGGGAGGATCCGAAGTTGTCTCTAGGATACATCAAGATAGGACAAGTAGATTTACAGAGAACATTTGGAACTGAGGCCTCGATACACTACATACATAAAATAATGAATGAAAATTTAGACATTACCAGTATAAGAACAATTACAGGCCCATCTATCGAAACTGATTACCCTTACTCTCTAGAAAGCGATGATTGGAAAAAAATACAAATGGAAGGACTTAGACAAGGTTATGAATCACGTAGTATGCGTTAAGTGGGGCAACAAGTATATTTCAAAATATGCCAATGTTCTCAGTAGCATGGTTAAACGGCATACCACAGTGCCATACCAGTTTCATTGTCTAACTGATGATCCCAACGGACTGGATCCAGACATCAATGTGATAAAATTACCCAAGGATCCTTGGATAAAATCTTGGTGGAGTAAGTTGTGGATGTTCGCTCCTGAGATGCCGCTGAAGGGCAACATACTGTTCTTTGATCTTGACGTTGTGATATTTGACAACATAGATCAATTATTCACTCATACAGGCAAGTTCAACATCATCAGAGACTTCAACAGATGCAGGATGAAGGACTGGAAACTATCTAACAGTAGTTGTATGCGTTGGGAGGCCGGAACAATGAATTACCTGTGGAAAGATTTCAAGAACAGATCGGCAGAAATAATGCGAAATAATCACGGTGACCAGGACTGGATTACAAAGAGGGCCAATGACGACATCACGTGGTTTCCAGATGAATGGATAAGGTCTTACAAGTGGGAGATGATAGGGCTCAAGGACACGAAATTATTAACTAAAGATGGAAAGAAGTTCTTCCGTGAACCTTGCAAAGTTGCACCTGGTAATAAGGTCGCGGTGTTCCATGGATCTCCAAATCCAATGGAGTGTGCGGATCAATGGGTCATAGACAATTGGAAGTGATGACCAGTTACGGCAAAGTAAAAGTGAAAAGAAATAATCCTAGACTGGACGAAATCCCTGAAGACTGCGGATACATGCAACGTTTCAAGTACAATGTTGACATGAACAGCAATGGAATAATGGGCGATTGCATAGACTGGTGCCAACAGCACTGCGAGGGCAAATGGGGTTGGTGGTTTGAACCCGCGGGAGAGATTGAGAATCCTAAGAACCACTGGGAACACCAGAATGCATACATGAGTTTCGAAGTCAAACGAGATGCAACGAAGTTCTGGTTGTCGGTGGGAATACAGAACAGTGGCCGGAAATAAGGATAATTACTAGCATGAAACCATTCGAAATCACGGACTCAGCAAAAGCACAGATCGAAAGATTGCTTGAAAAGAACCCTGGCAAGTATGCGGTAAGTCTAGCAGTGCTAGGCGGAGGATGTGCAGGATTCAAATACGAGTGGGATTTCGCCGATACCAAAGAAAGCATAGCAGGAGGTGATCATGTGGAAGACTGGCACACAGGCAGGTTCGTTGTTGATGAAACATCTTTACTGTATGTGGTAGGTACCAAGATTGATTGGGTGGAGGAGACCTTTGGGTCACAGTTCGAGATATCAAATCCCAACAGTTCGAGCTCCTGTGGTTGCGGAGAGTCATTTGGCATATAATGGATACCGCTTTCATAATAGGCAACGGTGAATCAAGAAATATTTTCCCAATAGATAATTTACGAGGCCAAGGAACAATATACGGATGCAACGCCATATACAGGGATCATCCCATGTTGTGCGATCACATAGTGGCGGTTAACACTCCCATGTACGAGGAACTGGCCAAATGGCACAACAACGGCAAGGAGTCTCCACACATACACGGTCCAAAAGACATCAGCAGATGGAACTACATCTGCGAAGGTGACAGCGAACACGACATACCCCAAGGATTAAAAATATACAGATTATGGCGTGGTGGTGACGTGAAGAAAGGTGGCAAGATAAAAACCAACGACTTCTCAAAGGCGAAGGGTTCCGGTTGCAGTGCTGTTTTGCTGGCCGCTGAGTCAGGTATCAAGAACATCGTGATATTGGCATTCGACATAATGGGTGCCCAACAGTGGGAGATGGAAACACCCAGCAGGATACAGAACAACATATACAAGGATTCTATAAATTACCCGGGGCGTGAAAGCATGAAGGCCTATCTCAAATACGAATGGATGTATCAACTTAGGCAGACATTTAAGAAATTTCCCAACACCAACTTCCATTTCATTAACAGAAAGGAATATCTCGAGGGCAATCCATTCCTGCGTTGGTACTTCGATCAGCCAAACATCAAGTGTGGCATCTACGCCGACCTACAGAGATGGATCACCGGTGGACGTGATGACATTCTATGGAAAACACTATAAAGTCTTGGTACTACTTGCGTCAAGTTTGTAGACCTTACGCATCTTCACACCCACGCTCTGGGCGAACTTCTTGGAATCACATTTGTTGCACACGTGTTTGTAGTCGTTTGAAGCACGATCCGGATCAACCTTGCTCTTGGGTCTCATGAATGTCTCTGTACAGGCATCACACTTGAACACATAGATCAGGTTCTTCCTGTGGTAGTTGTGCATGGTGCCTAGTTTGCTCTCCCTCTTGTACAACTTCATCGTCTTTAGGGTTTCAATGAACATATTACTATTTAATAAATATGGGTAACACACCATGGCACGATTAACGATAGACACAGGAACACTGGGAAATCCGGCAACGGGAGATACATTGCGGACAGCGATGACCAAAGCCAACACGAATTTCGCAGAACTTTACACTGATCTAGCCGCTACAACATCATCAAACGGGAACCTTACAAATGCAGATACCAACGGTGATGTGAAAATATTTGCAAATGGAACAGGTATCATTGAGATTGATAGGTTATCAATAAACAACACAGCAATAACTTCACTAGATACTAATGCAGATATTACACTGACACCCAACGGAACGGGAAACGTCAAATTAGGCAACTTCACTTTCAACGCTGACCAAACAGTGGGAGCGGGCCAAGACAACTATGTGATGACTTATGATCACAGCACACAGACAATAGGCCTAGAGGCCTCGGCAGGTGGAGCCTCAGGTATCACATTCACAGGTGATGATTCCGCCGGCATCGCCATAGCAGACGGCGGACAACTTTACATACAGGGCGGAACAGGCATTACCACTTCTGCCAACTCGGATGGCACAATCACGATCACGGCATCAGGTGGATCTGGGCTCCAGTCAAGGACCACCAAGGCAGGATCCGCATCAATACAGGATGGCAGTACATCGGACATAGACATAACGGGATTCATTGGCTACGCTCTCTACAAGGTACAGACATCACACGCGGCAAGGGTCATAGTGTACACCAGTAACCAGGACAGAGACGCAGATGCCTCAAGGGCAGAAGGTGTTGACCCAACCGCTGACGCAGGCGTGATAGCGGAAGTGATCACAACGGGTGCTGAAACGGTATTGATATCGCCTGGCACGATCGGATACAATGATGATTCCACTGTGACCACCAACGTACCAATCAGGGTCACTAACAAGATCGGTGACTCGGCATCCACATCAATCACGGTAACACTACATCTCGTACAACTGGAGTCTTAAGGTGGAACTGTTTCAGGTCACACTTAAAAAGGGCGAAGACTCAAAGGCATTCTACGATGACATGGAGACACCAGGTGGTGCTTTACATATTCCAGATCGTAAAATAGAGTGCGGAGCAAGACGACCAACTTCAAGAACCACAGGCTATATGCTTACCTTAGAAGAAGCACAAGAAGTAAGTTATGATGACAGAGTAGAAGTTGTTGTTCCACAAAGCGTGTTAGACAGACAGACTGTGGTTAACGATGCTACATACAACGGTAGATTTACCAAAAGCACAAGTCCAACCGGATCAACTTTTACAAAAGCCAACGGTAGTACCGGAGTAACATACACTAATAATGATCACTTCAACTGGGGGATACTGAGACACATTGAAAGCACCAACAGATCAGGTTGGGGAAACAATGCTGGAAGTTCTTCTGGTAGGCGTGTTGATGATACTGTAACATATTCAGCAAGCGGCAAGAATGTAGATATCGTCATTGTAGAAAATGACACATTAAGTGATCACGCAGAATATTCAAGCAGATTAGTAGACTACAATTGGGGACAACACTACAACACGATCACAGGTGGCACAAACTACACCTACAGCAACGCAGATGCTCGTGATAACTTTAGTGCAGAAGATAACCATCCAACAGCAGTGGCCGCTTATGCGGCAGGTAAAAGATTTGGACTTGCCAAAGATGCCAATGTGTATATGTTAGACCTAACCTACGAGAGAAGTAAATCAGGTGGCGATAGCACTAGCAGAGCTTTCGCCTACATTAGAGAATTTCACGCAAACAAATCTATCAACCCAGCAACAGGTAGAAAAAATCCTACCATTGTGAATGTGAGTTTGGGCACGATCAATACTTATTCAGGTGCCAGTGTAGCACACTTCCAAGGCGCGACATTAGACAAAGGCAACGGCAGTACATTCCTTACTGATGCTGAACTGTTGGCTCGCGGAGTATACAAGAACACTGGTAAATCGTGGACTACGTTCACTAGCAATACCAACTTCCAAGTAAACAGTCCTTCACCTGACAGTGATTTAGTAGATGCTATAGCAGAAGGCGTTATTGTGGTTACTTCGGCTGGCAACAACAACAGATACACTGATGTATCAGGTGGCGACAACTATGACAACTATATGGTTACTGGCGCCGCATATGCGAACAGGAACTATTTGTTCAATGGCTACTATCCATTTAGAGATTATTACATGCGTGGCGCTACCTTCTCATTCAACGGAGCAATAAACGTAGGCGCTCTAAGCAATGATACAGATGAAGGTAAAGCAGATTTTAGCGACTGGGGTCCGGGCATAGATGTATATGCCGCTGGAGAGACTGTAATGGGTGCTATGATGAAAGACGAAATTGCCTACGGTAATCCCTATTATGGACAGTTAAGCAACACACCGAAATGGGATACAATGGGTGTGCAAAACGGAACAAGTTACTCTTCACCTTTGATAGCAGGTATGTTGGCTTGTTTAGCAGAAGTATATCCCACACTCACACAAGCACAAGCAAGAACATATTTACAAAACAATGCTGTCACAGGATTGATGGCAGACACGGAAGACGCAATAAATGTAGATGTAAGCACAAGAGTGAGCATAGACGGTGCTGACATAGACAGAATAGCACTGTGGAAGAATCACAGGGCCACGTCAGGTAACATGGCGTTCAACACCTACAACAAAGACGTGAACAGCCGTCCCACAACAGGTGCGATATACCCTAGGCCTAGAATCAGACGTAGAGGATAACCATAAATACCATTAAATTATGGCGAGAAATAACATAGATATAGGAGCACTGGGGAATCCGGCCACGGGCGATACTTTACGTACGGCCATGATCAAGATCAACAACAATTTCGAAGAACTCTACATAGGAAATGCCGCGGATGGCCAACTGACTACCTCAGTCACAAACGGTGACATATCTATACAGCCAAACGGCACAGGTACTGTCGAGATAGACGCATTATCTGTGAACAGTGACAACATAACTTCACTGACCACAAACTCGTCTGTGACCATAACCGGTAACGGCACGGCAGGTGTGGACATAGAAGGTATTAGTGTAAATGGCACAACGATTACAAGCTCAGACAGTAGCACAATCAACATCAACGAGAATCTCATAGTTGATGGCACAGGGGACTTCTCTGGCACCCTGTCTGTAACAGGAGCGTCGACATTGACCGCAGGAGCGACGATAGATGGCATCAGCATCACGGACAACACGATCACAACATCAGCATCAAACGCCAACCTAGAACTCACAGCGTCAGGCACTGGTTCTGTCAGCATCGATGGCATACAGATTTCAGGAACAGAAATCAGTTCGAGTGACTCAACACAGATCACAATAAAAGAAAATTTACACGTGACTGGGAACATCACGGGCACGATTGACGCTGACAACTCAACAGTTTCAAACCTAGAAGTGGACAACTTCAAGGCCGCTTCAATTGTCACAGAAGCGGAAGGTATTGGAAGCAACGACAATGACACAACAATTCCAACAAGTGCCGCTGTCAAAGACTATGTGGACAACAACGCAGGTGGCACAACAGGTGACCTGGCCATAACAGGATCAACCATATCAACACCTTCAAACGCAGACCTAACACTGAGCCCAGGTGGAACAGGTAGTGTACAGACACCGGGAGTCACGATAACAGACAACAAGATCACATCAAATAGATCAAATGACAACTTAGAGTTAAACGCATCAGGCACAGGAACGATAGTGCTAGAGAATTTAAAAGTGGGCACGGGTGCCACAGTGACGACGATACTTGACGAAGACAACATGTCCTCTGACAGTGCCACGGCATTGGCTACACAACAGAGCATAAAAGCATACGTGGATTCACAGGCCGGCACAGGTGGCATGACATTCTCAGGCAACACAATGTCTGGATCAAGTAACGCAGACATAGAGATCACACCGGGAGGCACAGGAGCAGTAGTATTAGGTGATGCCATCAGGATCAGAGACAACCACCTAGAAGGCACAAGATCAAACGAAGACGTCATCATTGATCCCGCGGGAACAGGGCAAGTCGTTGCCAACGCCGCTTTCAAATTCAACGCAGGTTACGTTGAGAATATAAACACACTGACTTCAAGTTCGACCATAACAGTCAACTGTGCATTGGCCAGCATACACAAGGTCACATTGGCCACATCAACGGAATTCAACATCACCAACCTACCAACAGGTGGCACGGTCACATTGATAATAACACAGGATGGTTCAGGATCAAGAACAGCAACATTTGGAACGGATGGCTCAAGTGCCGTGAAGTTCCCATCCAACAGTAGCACACTTTCGACCGGTGCCGCTGACATAGATGTTGTCACAATCATCAACGACGGAACCAACTTCCTGGGCAACATTGCCAAGGACTACAGGTCATCATAGGAGGACTAGATGCCTCTTGGTATACACAGACACATCATCACAGTGGGCGGCAACTGGGATCCTTCAGACAGCGTCACAACAAGTTTTCACATCGATGCCGCAGACACATCAAGTTATTCACTCAGTGGTAGCAACGTTTCATCTATAACTGACAAGGCAGGCAATTTCTCAATCACTGTCAACGGCACACCCACTAGGGTCTCCAGTGCCCTCAACAGCCTCAATGTGTGGGACTTCAGCGGTTCGAGTGAGGACTTCACCACGTCGGACGAACAGAATGTCACGGATGGTTCAGGCAACCACTGGGCCATAGGTGTGTTCCTGGCGGACACAGTCAATGACACGCAGGACAGTTTCTACAGTTTCGAGAACAACACAGTGTCGTCAGGGAGCAAGAGAGACTACGCGGTCAGCGCCGGTAACTCCAGTGCGTTCAACGGTGAGTTGGACCTGGACGGATTGAGTTCCAACAGGATCTCATCAACAATAGGTAATCTACAGGAGTTCGACTCAGCGGTCACCCTTGACGCATTCCACATAGTGGGCACCATATTCAACAAGACCGGCAACCAGATCTCCACCAGGGTGGACGGCGCCAACGCATTCACTCCTGTGAACGACTACGACAGAGCCATCTCCCAGAAACAGGACGTGAGGATCATGCGAAACAGGTCCAACGAGAGGTTGGATGGCAGGGTTGCTGAATTCTTTGTGGTAGGCGCACTGCCGGGCACGGGCGGAACTGACATAACGGAGTTCCAAAAGGCTGAGGGATACCTGGCTCATAAGTGGGGTCTGACGGGAAATCTACCCAGTGACCACCCGTTCAAGAACATCTCTCCGTAGGCAGATTTATCAAATCATAAAAACCGCTAAATATTAGTCGATATGGCACAAGAACTAATAAACATAGGCGCACAGGCCAATGATGGGACAGGTGATACTATCAGGAACGCCGGCCGTAAGATCAACGCTAACTTCACAGAATTTTTCGCGTTGCCTGCCGTAGCATCTGATATAAGATTCGAGCAAAACAACATCGTATCAAAATCTTCTAACGCCGACATAGTGCTCAAGCCTTCAGGAACAGGAAACATAGTATTCCCCGCCCTCACTGTTGAAGACAACAACATCAAAATGACCAGGTCAAATGATGAATTGAAAATCACAGCCAATGGATCTGGTAAGGTTGTAATAGACGGTATTGGATTCGCAGGCACATCTATTGTGGGCACAGACTCCACAACCATCAACATAAATGAAAACTTGATAGTTGAAGGCACACTGAATGCAGGTGCTCCTACCCTATCGTCTGCGGTCACGATCAATTCCACACTGGACGTCACAGGTGCAACCACACTGTCTACATTGACGGTTTCGGGAGCCTCATCTTTCGTGGGTACTACGACCATTGATAATCTTACTTTTAACGACAACATAATAGGTACGAGTTCAAATGCGGATTTGATCCTATCACCAGGCGGCACAGGTGTGGTAAGCGTTTCCAACCTCACAATAGACTCAAGCATAAATTTAACCGATAACGTGATCAAGGTCACACGTTCCAACGATGACTTTGTTCTTTCAGCAAATGGCACAGGTTCAGTCCAAATGTCAAAAGTTAACATCAGCGAAGGCACTGTGAACAACACAGTGTTAGGGGCAACGACACCAGGGGCAGGAACTTTCACTACATTAGCATTCTCGGGCACATCAATCGTGGCGGACGGTGTCACCATAACTGATAACACGGTGACTGCAAATAGGTCAAATGATAATCTGGAACTTGAGGCCAGTGGATCAGGATACGTTAGGATCAATGATTTATTTAACTTCCCCAACTCAGACGGTAACACAGGACAACTACTCCGGACAGACGGAAGCGGTCAGTTGTCGTGGGTCACTGCTCCACTATTGCTTGGACAGTCGGATATACAAGACGCAAGAAACACCATTGGGTTTTCATCGTCAACACAGTTAAATGCTAACGAGGCCGTAGGTGCACACGAAAACATCGTTGCAGGCAGTGACAGTGTGGTGGACGCATTCGCCCAGTCCCAGTATGACAGTGCTTGGTACTTGATGTTGCAGAGGTACGATTCCGCTGACAGTTCGATACAGTACGCAGGCTTCAAAACGTCAGTGGCACAAGGAACAGCAAATGGAAGCACATTCGAGGCCGACAACTTAACGTCACAGATCATAAAGACAAATGGTGATGATGGAATCATGCAAGTATCTTCAGACGTAAGAGGTGGAGATTCAACGGTCAGGCTCCTAGGACAGGCCGGCCTACTGGCAGACAGTACCACTTCGGCGTTATTCAACTCAGTGAATTTTTTCAGAATCGGTCTAGGAGATAATGACTCGTCAGGATTCACAGACGGGAATGTGGCGACAAAAGTCACAGCAGACCTTGACAGTGCGACTGCAACACTTGACACCTTTGCCCACGCAAGTTTCAGGGGAGCGAAATATTATGTTTCGGTAAACAACACAACCACCAATGAAGTCATGAACGCTGAAGTCATCGTGGTTCATGACGGATCAGATGCTACCATACAGACATACAACCAGTTCTCAACCAACACGGGCAACACTGCACTGGCAACCTTTACCGCAGACATAAGTGGCAGTGACGTAAGGTTAAGAGGTGCCAACGGGACCGCTGGAACATGTAGAGTCACAATGTACAGGATACTTTTGGCCGACAATGAGTCAGGTTCGAGTGGCACGTACCAGAGTGTCATTGCGGCACAGACGGTCAGCAACACCGCACTCACCACAATTGACACAGACACGTTCAGGGGTACAGCACATCCAGACATGAGTTCTCAGAAAATTGCTAATCAATTTGCAAAAACAAGTTTTGACAGTGTGTTCTATCACATGGTGCAAAAAGATGTAACGAACAGCGAATTTGTCATGAACAAGTTGAGTTTGAATCATGGCATCAGTGCCGATGGTAGCACAGAAGTGGCAGGGGTCACAGACAGTCATATCCTAAAATCAGGAGAGATGAACGATATCACGGCCTTTGATGCAGGCATCAGCGGATCAAATATAAATTTACTAGCAACAGGCCAGAGCGATGGCTCAACCACAGTCCAGAACTCATTGTCCTACTATGGCATCGGACTTGGTCCAAACACAACAACTGCCTCATCAGGAAACATAGGCACACACGCAGGTGTTACCACCGGAGGCAACTATGAAACAGTGATAGATCATGTAATAGCAGAAGGTACAACACAGGCAAGTTTTGCCGCTGAAAGAACAGCCGCAGAATTTACTGCGAGTCAATTCAACGGTGCATTGTATCATGTTGTTACCAAGGATACGACCAACGGCAGTTTTGAAACACAGAAAATTTCAGTATTGCACAATTTCAACGATGGTTTCCTTACGTCATCAGCAGTGACTAGAACAGATAGCGGTGACGATCATCCAACATTCAACGCCGACATGGTCACAGCAGACGACAGTGCATCCAAGATAAGATTAAGAATGACAGACGGTGATGGTTCATCTGTCACACCAGCAAACACAATGGGCTACTACAGGATAGGAATCGGTGACGATGACTCCACAGGATATGTGGGCGAACTAGGGCTAGTTCATGACATCATGCATGTGTCAATCATAGACAGCACCGTGGTAACCCTTGATTCGTTTACTAAGGCTCCGCACGCCGCGGCAAAATATTTTATAAATGTGAGAAATCAATCAACTGGTGAAACCAGCAACATAGAATGTTTGATCACACACGACAACACCAATGCATACATAACATCATACAACGAGCACTTCTCAGGCAACAACAGCCTCATCACATTGACCGCAGACATAAGTGGTACAAGTGTCAGGTTGCGAGGTTCTGCAACGTCAGGCGCCAGCACAAAGGTAGTTGTAAACAGGATAGTGGCATTCGCTGACACAGAATCAGACGAGGCAACCACAGACAGCACAAGGAAAGTGATAGGTAACGTCACGACATCTAGTACAGCAACAACTTTTGACACATTCCAATCCAGCGACACGGATGCTGTACATTATGTGGTGTGCGGACAGAACGGGTCAGATGAGAAATTTATATGTGAGGCCACTGTTGTCACAGATGGCACAGGAGTTTTCATATCACAAGGTCCTAACATAAGCACAAAAGGCACAGACATGTTGGAACTTACCGCTACTATTTCAGCAGGCACGGTCAGTGTCAAAGCAAGTTCCACTTCAGGCGCTTCAACGGCGGTGAGTGCTTATGCAGTAAGGTTGAAAGCACCTTTAGACAATTCGATTGTGCTGGACAGTTGGGCCATCGCTGATGACAGAGGTGCCAAGTACTACATTTCCGCGGATGACACTATAAACGGACATGTCACAAACATGGAAGCCATGGTGGTACATGACGGCACCAATGCATTTATCACAACGTACGACCAGCATAACAGCCATAACAGTTTGGTCTCATTCACCGCAGATATCAGTGATGGACAGTTGAGATTGCTGGCGACACCAACCACAGCAGATGTCAAGTTGAAATTCTACAGGATAAGATTAGCCGACAACGAATCAAACAGCACAGGAACTGACTTCAACACAGTGGGTGCAACCACAATATCAAGTTCGGCGACTGCAATAGATACTTTCGTAGATACACAATTCAAAGGTGCTCATTATGTGATTATCGCTCGTAACGCCACTGAAGGGACTTCCGAAATAACGGAAGCCACAGTCTTGACCAATGGCACCACTGCTTTTGTGGCACAGGGTGCTAACGTTTCAAGCAAGGCATCATCGATGTTGACTCTTACCGCGGCACATGATGGATCAAGCACTGTGACTCTGAGTGCGGCATCCAGTGCAGGTGGGAGCACCACTGTCAACGCACACAGGATTCACCTCAATGTGGAAGATGGAACCTCATATGATGTTCTTGACTCGTTTGGGCACGGAACATATAAATTGGCGAACTATATTGTGGTAGGAAAAAATGCCGCAAACGAATCGCAGATAGCAGAACTAATGGTTGCCACAAATGGCACGGCACCATTTATTTTACAGACAGGTGCAAATATCAGCACACACTCAGAGTCCGATGCATTAATGAATTTCACAGTCGCACACAACGGCAGTAACGTAGAATTACGTGCAACAAACAACCAAGAATTAACCGACACCACAGTCAACATGTACAGATTGCATCTTAACAGGCTTGAGGGGTCACCTAGTTCTGTAGCCACTCTCGACACATTTGACAAGACTGAGTTCAGGAGTGCCAAGTACACCGTTTCGATCAGTGACCCGGCCAGTGGTTCACTTGGATTATACGAAACTCTAGACATTAATGTGGTACACGACGGCACTACTGTCTATTTGACCACGTTTGGCAGGACCACTAACCACACTACAGATCTAGTGGAATTCACTGCTGACATCAGTGGTGATAACGTGAGGTTGCGAGGCACGATAAGTAATACAAACACACACACGGTCACAGTGGTTAGAAGGGTAATGAAAGTTTAACATGGCACAGCAGACGCTTAACATAGGAACAAACGCAAACGACGGGACAGGCGATAATCTAAGAACCGCCATGACCAAGGTGAATGAGAATTTCACTGAAGTTTATTCTGCTCCAGGCTTTAGTTTAGATGCAATCACAATCTCCGGCAATGAAATAAGTGCCGTTAGATCCAACGATGACCTTGTTTTCAACCCAGCGGGCACTGGTGTAGTCCAATTCCCTGCCATAAAGATCGACGACAACAATATCGTAGGAACAAGATCAAATGAGGACATCAACCTTCTACCTAGCGGGACAGGTTCGGTGGTGTTTGGGGCAATCAAAATACAAGGAACCTCTTTTAGTTCAGATGATTCCACAACAATCAACATCAACGATGGACTTGTTGTAGATGGAACAATTAATGTCACGGGCACATCAACACTGACAGGTGCGGCAGACCTAGGTTCCACACTAGCAGTTCCGTCAGGACTAACAACTCTTTCAACTTTGGCTGTTACCAGCACCACAAGTTTGGTAGGTACAACAACCATTGACAATTTAACATTCAACGACAACATAATAGGAACTAGTTCAAACGCCGACCTAAACTTGACTCCGGGAGGCACAGGCACTGTTACCATAGCAAATTTAACCGTTGACTCAAACATCAACATCACAGACAACGAGATCACAACCACGCAGTCAAACTCGGATCTTGTAATTGCCCCAGCAGGCACAGGATCTGTTTCAATTGCCAAAGTAGACATCGATAGCGGAACCATAGACAACACAACCATTGGAGGAGCAACTCCAGCCGCTGGAACTTTTACATCGTTGGCCACTACTGCATCTTTGGCCATAGATGGCGTTACGATTTCAGACAACACAGTTTCAACCAATTCGTCAAATGCCAATCTAGAGTTGACAGGTAATGGATCTGGTGGTGTAACAATAAGTGGTTTCACTATGCCAACTTCAGACGGTGCCAGTGGACAATTTATAACAACAAACGGACTTGGAGTGCTTTCATTCGCCACTGCTGGGGCCACCCTAAGTAATTCAACTATTGCAGATGCCACAACAACAGTTGCCACTTCATCGACTAGTGTGCTGAACTCGTTCGACAAGACAGTTGCCAGAAGTGCGAAATACTACATCTCTGCCACAGACGCCACGAACAGCAGATTTGAATTTGTGGAGGCCAATGTGGTACACGATGGTACAAACGCTTTCATCTCAACGTTCGGTTCGGTTAGTGACCACACAGTAGGCCTAGCGACCTACACAGTTGGTATTAGTGGTGACGATGTGCAAGTCAAAGTTACAAATATCACTGACGACAGTATTGTATTCAAATTCCAACGTATAGCAATGAACATATAAAAATTACATTAGGTTTATAAAAACTAATATAAATATCTACAACAAAAGGATTTTAAAACATGGCAAGACAAGCAATCAACATAGGATCAAGTGCAAACGACGGCACAGGTGATCCGTTAAGAACAGCATTTGACAAGATAAACGACAACTTCGTAGAACTGTACGGGACTGACAATGACATCAACACACTTGATGCAAACCTGGATCTAAGCACTCATGCTATCACAACAGGTGTCACGAACGGTGACATAACGATCACACCAAACGGTACAGGAAGCATCAAACTTGGTGCAATGAAGTTCGTTGGAACAACAATGAGTTCAGATGATTCAACACAGATAACGATCGCGGAAAACATACAAACAACAGGCACGTTGAACGTGTCTGGTGCAACAACTTTAGGTAGCACACTAGCAGTTGGAACATCATTGGCTTTGGCGACGGGTGCCACCGTGACGGGTATCTTAGACGAAGACAACATGGCAACAGATTCTGCCACGCAACTAGCCACGCAACAGTCTATCAAGGCATACGTAGATAGCACAGTCACAGCACAAGATTTAGATTTTGCATGTGATGACTCAACAACACTTTCAATAGACTTAGATTCAGAAAGTTTACAGTTCTCAGGCGGAACTGGAATCACTACAGCAGGGACAGGCAACACAGTCACTATTGCAATAGACGGCACAGTAACAACATTAACTGGTAGTCAAACTTTAACAAACAAAGTGTTGACATCACCAACTATCAATGCCGCAACGATGACAGGCAATGTAACTGTTGATAACCTGATATTCAATGATACAGACATCAGCACCGCATCCAATGGAAATTTAACTTTGAATCCTGGTGGTTCTGGAACAATTGAATTACACGCAGTCACCAACGTGACAGGTAACTTAACTGTATCGGGCACAACAAACACAGCGGATGTTGCCACAACAGGAAACACGACGATTTCAGGATCACTCACAACAGGAACGTTCGCTGTTGGTGACTTGAATATCATATCTGACGGTACTATTACATCTGACACTAACGGAGACATAGCCATTGATCCTGCGGGAACAGGAGCCATTGTGCTTACTGGACCAATCACTCATGCAGGAACACAGACTACAACTGGACAGTTGAATGTTGACAACTTAAGATTGGACGGGAACGTTTTATCTGCCACATCGGGTGGGGTAACACTGACACCTGCAAATGGACAAAATGTAACTGTTTCAGGCACAAATGTCAAATTGACCGCGACAGAGGCCAACTTCACATTAATGGAGGCAACTACTGTGAGGGCAGACAAACTCGAAATTGATACTTCAAATGGTGATTTGGATATTAATACACAGGGTTCAGGAACAATTGATTTTAATACACCAACACAGACCACTGTTGGTGCAGTTGGCGCCGCAACACATTTACCATTAGACTCTGCTAACGAAATTAGACCGCTAGGTTATTTGAAGATCAAAGTTGGTGGAGTGGATGCAGTTATTCCATACTTTAACGCGAGTTAATAGATAGCAACAAAGTCCTTATAAGGCAATATGAGAAAACACCGTAACGACCGTCACAGGTATACGTCAACACACTCCGAAATAAAACGCTTGGAGGATGCCATACGGCGAGAGCAAGACAAAATTACACGTGAAGGCTTGCGACAGCAACTAGAACACTGGATACGTACACAGAATAATCATAGGTAATTGCCAATAAATACCCGTGTAAGGAGTAAAGTAATGGCAACACCAGTGTGGACTACCACAGCAGGTAAAATTGCAACTATAGATGAACAAGCGTCATTTTCGCTACAACTTGAAGCGAATACCAGCGATTCAACGGCCATAACTTACTCCGTGATAGCAGGAAGCCTACCCGCAGGTATGCAGGTTACTACAGATGGCTTACTGACAGGTACTCCGGCTGAGGTTGCCAAAAGAACTCTTTACACCTTCGTCGTGCGAGCCACGGCCGGTACCGCTATCACAGACAGAACTTTCAGTCTAGACGTTCAGGGCTCAGACGCACCTGTATTCACAACGGCATCAGGACAACTACAACTGGATGATAGTACCAGTGTTGGACTTTATTGGGTCATAGATGGTTCCAGTGTGTCACTGCAGATGCAGGCCACAGACACAGACACCAGGGCAGGTCAGAGTTTGGTTTACGAGATCGTACAAGGATCACTACCACCCGGAGTTACCATGAGCAAGTCAGGATTGATTTCAGGAACAGTTCAACTCACGGATGATCAAAGATATGGAGAGCGTGGTGGATATGATGATGGTAATCCAGAGGATCAATGGGATGGTACATTTGATAGAACAGTCAGATCTAAAAGTATAAGCAAGAATTTTGATTTCATAATAAGGGTATCAGACGGAACCAGTTTCGTAGAACAGAACAACAACATATTTGTTTACTCCGCGGACTTCTGGAGAGTATCAAACACAGAGATCACTATTGACGCAACAGAAATACAAAACACGCCACTGACCATGGACCTCAGTGCCAACAGGAGACCTGTTTTCAGGACAGGTTCAGATTTGGGCACGTTCAGACACGACAACGCACTTGTGGTGAAAATCGATGTGGAGGACTTCGATCCGTTGCAAGGCGATCTGGAGTACTCGATACAATCAGGATCTTTGCCCTCAGGTGTCGCCATCGACGCTGACACGGGAGAGCTTTACGGACAACTGGCAAGACAATCAGCGGTTGAGACAAACTATGCCTTCACCGTGAGGGCCAACAGAGTTGTAAGCACAGACGTAAACGTGTTCACGGACCAGTCCTTCACAATGAAAGTTATTGGCGAGATAGACATAGGCATAGAATTCACAACACCGACTGTGGTGGGAACTCTTACAGCAGACATACCAAGTCTGCTATCAATAGAAGCAGTTACAGAAGAGGCCAATCGTGTGTTGAGTTATTCTGTCACGGCAGGATCTTTGCCAGCAGGAATTACATTATCAGAACAAGGAAACCTCATAGGCACAATAGATCCGAGTGAATTCACAGATTCCACGAGAGCATTTACGTTTACGGTCACAGTGAGTGACCAATACCAATCAGCGGCCACGGCAAAAGAATTCACATTGAACATCGATATCCCATACACTCAAACCGAGTATGGCAACATGTCGGGCCATTCAACATCTTTCATTGATCAAAATATATTTTATAACATAGCACAAGATCCAAACATCAATTCTGTAGATAATATATTCAGACCCGAAGATGACAATTTCGGGATGAAGGTCAAACCTGAAATGCTTATGATGTCGGGACTTGAAGCACAGACGTTGACTGCTTTTCAACAGCAGATGGAACAGAACCATGCTCCCAAGACCCTGTACTTTGGAGACATAAAGACAGCAGTGGCCAAAGAAGGCACTGATACAAAATACGAAGTTGTCTATATAGAAATCAAAGATCATCTTGTCAACAAGGATGGCCAATCTGTGTCCAGTTCGATTAATTTACGTGATGCTGTGTCAAAACCTTTACTAGGACCAAGGGCGTCTAGCATGAACGCCACAGCAGATTACGTAGATTATGAAGTGACCACGGACGGAGGACTATCGTTCAGCACAGCAGGATCTAAAGTAAGATATGCAAACCAATTGAGTGCTGACCTAGGATTCATAGAAACAGTGTATCCAAATGCAGTAGCCAACATGAGGTCAAGAATGAAAAGCCTAGGACACAAGGAATGGGATTATCTACCATTGTGGATGAAGACAACACAAGCAGGCGATCTTGCACCGTTAGGATATGTGACGGCAGTACCCATCTGTTACTGCAAACCAGGAACATCAGCATTGGTCAAAAAAAGAATTGAGGACAAAGCACTAAACTTCAAGAATATTGCATTCACCATAGACAGATATGTGGTCAACAAAAGCAAAGTTGCCACGGAAACGTTCACAGCGGATGGTACGACAACCAGTTTCGTTGTTGATGAACTGGTGCACGAGGAAGATGTATTGGTCAAAGAAGGAACAAGCAGGGTGTTCGTGGGCAAAGGTGTAACAGCCGACAACAACATAAAGCCAACATATCTCACAGCAGATGGCACTATTAGATCCGCAGATCATGAGTTAGGCATTACACTTTCTCACAACACAACCACAATGAAAACAACGATCACTTTTACCAAAGAAATACCACAAGCAGGCACAATAATCAAGGTGGAGAGATTGAACGATAAATATCTTAAATTTAGAGATAAAGGAATACAATAATGGCTAGTAACATAGTACCAGGAAACATAGACGAAACATATCCTAAAGCAGGACAGGACAATAGCTCTCAGGGTTTTAGAGATAATTTTTTAGCGATCAAAAATAATTTTACCGAGGCCGTAACTGAAATAGTAAATCTACAGACAAACAAGGCAAATTTGAATGCCGCTAGTGATTTTACAGAAAATGAAGTAAGAAGGGCAAAGTTCAAAGACACATCAGAAACCATCTATGGTCATGGCAGTGTATCTAGTGGAAGTGTAACGTTGGATCATGAGAATGGTCATTACCAAACTTTAACCGTAACAGCAGACACCACCTTTGCATTCAGTAACTTTCCATCTGGTGCATTGGGTAGAATAATATTAGATATAACAGTAGCACCATCATCAACAGGTATCCTTACTTTCCCAAGTGCTGTGATCAAGGCAGATAATGTCACAGGCAGTGACGGAACATCAGATCAGGTAACTATAGGATTGGGCAGGGCATTGTTTGAATTCATGTCACCAGATGGTGGCACAACTGTGCTAATGCACCAACTGGGCAAACAGTACGTATAATAACTAAGGAGTCTAATG